AACCTAGCAAAGCTGGGATTGGTAGCAACGACATTTCCAGGTGGAGCCGGGAAATGGAGAGACGATTACCTACATTGGTTTAAAGGTGCTAACATTGCCTGTTTGCCAGATAACGATAATCCTGGAAGGGAAGGTATGCACTTACTTGCCTCCAAAATCTCCCAGGTTACATCTTCAGTACGTTGGCTGGACATTCCTGGGATCCCGGACAAGGGTGACATATCCGATTGGATAAAAATTGAAGGTAACGATTACAATAAATTCAAAGAACTTGCTGTAAGCAAATCTTCAACCTGGGAAGCTCCAAAATTACCAACATTGAAACGGACTGAAGACCAGGATATACTTCACAAGGATTTCTATTCGCCTCCTGGATTCGTTGGTGATCTTGCAGATTTCATTGTTGACAATTCCAAATACCGACAGCCGATACTTGCATTATCTGCATCCCTTGCATATACAGGTGTGCTGATGGGCCGGAAAGTGGCTACTGAAGAGAACACCAGGAGCAATTTATTTATTGCAGCACTTGCCAGAACTGGTCATGGAAAAGAGTCTGCCAGGGGGATAATAAAAAGACTCGATGCCCAACTTGAACTTGAATGTTTTGGTGCAGAGAAAGTTACATCCAGAGCTGCGATTGAACGGATCCTGGCCTGGAGAAAAAGTTCTTTGTTCATGATTGACGAATTTGGTTTGTTTATGAGAGCAATCTTTAATGAAAATGCACCCAAGTATGCAGTTGAAGTTATGTCCACGTTTATGGAAGTTTATACCAGCTCTGGAGTTTATTATGGTCAGGACAAAGCCTCCAGGGAAGAGAAACGATTTGAGATTGACCAGCCTTGCTGTGCAATTTATGGAACATCTACACCTGAAACCTTTTGGGGATCCCTGGACAGCTCCAAAGTGAGGGATGGATCCATGAACCGATTCACTATCTTTAATGCTCCATTTGAAAGACCACAAAGACAACGAGGAAAGATCCTGGGAGGATTCCCAAAGAAAATAGTTGATAGGGCAACATACTTTAAAAATATGAGTGTTCGACCAGGTAAACCTCACGAAGATTTAGTAGAGGAAACTGGATCCCCTGAACCTGAAATAATTACATACACCGACAATGCCTGGAAGAAATTTGAGGCTTTGGAAGATTACTGTACCGATAAGATTGACAACTCTGGAGTACATGGATCTATGTGGGTTAGAACTGCGGAACATTCAAAAAAGATTGCTCTGATTAATTGTGTTGGAAATAACAAATATGAAATTACATCTGAACACGCAGAATATGGTTGTGAGCTCATGAAGTTTTTAACAAATTCAACTTGCAATGAAATTAATAAACACCTGGCAGATAATGAATTTGAAAGAGTTTCAAAACGGCTTGAAAGAATGATCCGAGATTCAGGTTCTAAAGGAATTTCATCAACCGAATTATATAGAGCAACCAGGTTCCTGAGAAATGGGAAGCACCGAAAGGAAGTCCTGGATGATTTACAGACTGCTGGGCTGGTTGTTTGTATAAAAGATGATGGATCTGGTACTGGGAGGCGGTCTGAGCGTTGGTTTGCTTCCGAGGCTCTCTGAATAGAAAACCCCGGAATATAAACGTATAAACCCTAGGGCTTGTCTTCTTCCTTCTCTTCAGGAGAGATCTGAGACTCCGAATTTAGGGCTTTTACTATCAATTCCCCAATATAACTGCTTGCAGACTTAAAAGGCACTTTGCCCTTCAAAAAGTTCTGAAGCCTGGTATAAATTGAAGTTTCGATTCTAACTAATGTTGTTTTTTCTTTCATATTACCTACATTGATTGTATTATTGACGTAATATCTCTGAACCTCATTGAGATATTGGGTTATCCCCCACAGGTTTCGTTCCTGTATAATCTGTGGGGGTTTTTTGTTTATATCTTTCCTTTCTTTTTGTCATATTCAGTTATGATAAATTCGTCAAACCCTTCCAGGTTTGCCCATTCATCGGTTTTGGTTGTAAAATATCCTTTATTGTAAATGTCAGGTACAACTTCATAGACAGCAACTTGGAATCTATCCCTTTCATCTACAGGTGACTCACAGTTATCCTGTAACCAGATATTAACATCCCAAGCCTTGTCATCTTCACAATGTGAAAACCAGTAATCATCAAAATCTTCATGGTCTTCTTCATCCCATATAATTGATTCTATATGCTCCTCCACTATAGAGGTAAAATCAATATCATCTGGTAAAGTTAAATTACTCATACTTCCTCCTTTAGTGATACCCCTATACTCTCCAGGGTTGTTTTAACGTATCTCAGATACTTTCGCCCAAAGTGCCTAAGTCTGAGTAGATCCAGTTCACTCTTCTGGACAAGATCTCCGATGGTATTAATATTATTGTTTTCCAAAAGCCGATATAAACGTAATGGAATTTCCGACCTTACAAAACCATATAATTTTAGATCCATTGCATCTACATCCTGTATTTCATAGATGGGAGTATGTGGACATTTGTTTACTGGGAAATCTGAATAAAGATGATCTCTCGCAAACATTTGTGGTAAAGTTTTACCACATTTGTTACATACAATGCCCTCGACTGTATCAAGACCATATTCCTCAATCATTGATAAAGGGTCATTAAAATTATACAGCTTAATTCCCTCTTTCTTAGATTTATTCATACTTCCTCCTTATGTTCTTTTAACATTTCAATTGCAGAATTTAGAGTATTATTGCAACACTCACATTCCTCAACGTAATAGTCAACTTCGCTCCAGATTTCATCTGCTTCCTGTTCTGTTATTTCCAGAGCATAACTTTCTTTTGCTCTTTCTTGTATTTCTCCTAATGTAAACATATTACCTCTTTACCTACATTGTTAATTACCTACATTGACTGAGTGGATCCCAGGACAACATAAATAAAAAAAATAAAAAAAATAATCCAAAAAAAAATCCGACCAGGTAAATAATTAGAACCTGGCCGGATCGGATTATAAATGATCTAAGAGCTCGTCAAAATCTTGGCTCCATTCTTCAGCGTATGGTGTTAAACCTTGCATGATTCCTGACAGCTCGGCAATCTGAGCATTCAGTACAGGGCTCTTGCATTGTATTAATGGCTTGCCTGTATAAACATGATCGAAAATACCACAACCAAACAGCCGAAAGTTTTTAGACATAACTTCGTAGCTATATTGTTGTTCGTGTAGTTCGTCATGATCTGAAGGCTCACCACAAAATTTGCAATGTATGTCCATAAATCTACCTTTAGATATGGGTTGATACTGACGGCCTCCTGAAGCCGTCTGATGGAAACCATTTCCACCTGACAAACCCCAGTTTTAAAACTAGGGTTTGATACTGGAAATTAATTGACCCTGAAAGCATAATACTCGCCCAGCTCATGTTCGTTGTGGTCATAGTGGGCAAAGTGGTGTCCGTATCCATCTGCTGACATATAAGACTGTTGGAGCTCCTCCAGTTTGTCCATTGATAAAACAAGTTTGCCGAGTGCCTCAAATGCTTCTGCTTTTTGCATTGCTTCCACAACGTCAATGTCTATGTCTAAAACATCAGCCAGGAACCAATCAGTAAAACAGCCTAAAACATATTCTTCACTTGCCAGCTCTTCACATTGGATTTCATCAATTTTATCCATGCGGATAAACCTGTGCAAATCAACCTCAAAATCATCTTCTTCCATGCTGATTGACTCAACAACATCTCGCCAGTTATGGCCTACTAGCTCTCTGACTTCTTTTATTTCTGAGAACTTCATATTACCCCATTATATTAGGTTAAAAAATAAGCTGGTTCCTGCCAGCTCAAGCGTGGTGAATCCACACTACAAGACCAGCTCCGTTAAGAGCTGGGCTTATGGTTTAGACTCTGCTTTCTTTCACCTCCTCAATTCGATTAAGAATTTCTGTATTGGTTTGTCCCTGGCTTTCAGGATCCGCAACCCTCACCAGGTCGGCTTTATATCTGGATCCGGCAAGGTGTGTTTTGCAATGACCACAAGGAACATTTGAAAACTCGTCAAAATTATGAGTCTCTGAAAAATCAATAAAGATTTTCTGCCCTTGCTTGTTCAGTTGGTGCTCTGCTGATTCCATTGCCAAGAGCTGGTGATCGTAAGAGTCTTGACCAGCAAAAAAACAGCCGTTGGCAATATACTGCAAACAATCTGTACACAAGCCAACCTTGCAGATAATGTAATTTTTCATATTATCCTTTCATAATTGCGGAGTGTTTCAGGGTCAACTTCAACATCAATTCCATCAGTCTCAAACTCTACTTGTTCCATTGATAGTTCGCTGAAATCATCGTCTGTTAGTTCCCAACGTGAAAGAAAAAACTTCTTTCCTTCTTCTGTAAGTATGGCATAACCATTATGCCATTTTTTATTCCTGTCTAAGCCGTAGGTTTCCCCATTCTCCAGGCCAACAAACTTTTTTATGTTGCAGAGTGGAGTACAATCTCCAAAGCCCTTAACATTATTAAATAGATTATTCATACATCCCCTTTCGCTTGCTCTAAGTAATCAATCGTATCTGTAATTGATGATTCTATATTGTCAACCTCATAGTTTGCTTGTTCCAGGGAATCAATCGCTTCCTGCATTGTTCCAGCTCTTTCTGATTCCTGAAGATTCTCTGGGAGCTCGTCAAGGCTTTGCTGTTCATCGTCAACAATCATTTGGATTGCATCCTTTATATTTTCCAAGTCAATACTCATTAAACTATTGATTACCTGGTCTATCTCTTTTCGTCTTTGCTTATTCATATATATATCTCTGTTAATTGTTCCAATTAATTAATAAATAAATAAATGTAATTATCGTCAGCCAGAAAGGACTTAAAACGACAAGCCAATAAATTGCATCAATCATATTTCCCCCAATTTTCTATTAGTTAAATATTTGGAGAAGTTCCAGAGTGAATAGTAAACTCTTGGAATGAATGACAGCCGAAAATTACAACGCTTGGATTCCTCCCAAGCATCATTCCAAAGCCCATTATAAAATGACCATCTTTCTGCTTCTGTTTTCCCTGTATCAATTCCGAACTGGTCACAGGCCAAAAACATTAGTTCGTTAGGATCACAGAAGTCGTGAGTGTGGCAACAGTTACTGTGAATTTTGCACTCGTAACTGTTCAACTCTCTGACCCATTTTAATTGTTGTGGGGTCAGGTAGGACTGAATCAAATAAGTAAACTCATTTGACAGCTTCTTGGTTTCAATCATGTTTTACCTCATTGATGATTGGGTTATGGGTTGCACGTTTGCCAAACGTCTTCAAACTGGCAAGAGCCAGTCTAGACCTGTCTCTAGGGCTTGTCAAGCTAAAAGTAAACAAAATGTAAATAAAATGTATATTATTCTATTATTAGCCATTCGTAACCAATTAATAGAGGGTGTTTGGGTGAAGAATGAAGCCAGGAAGACGTTGCAACAGGCAGAGTCTGGAGTTCTTAGCCATTAATAGAGGGTATTTAGAAATATTTATAAAAATAGTCTATTTTCTACTTACTGGAAAACCCTCTATTAATGGCTATTAATTCGGAAACCATGTTATAATGGAGCTGTAAAGGGTGCCATTCTTCACCCAAGGCTTGGTGATTAATGGCTAAGAATTAAATGAGCTGCACAATGCTATATTTTAAGAGAGCTGCATAAAATGAAACAGACCAGGAACAGAGAATTATCCGACAAACAAACAGAATTTATTCATGGAATAGTACACTTGGGATTGAAGCAAACTGAATCGGCTAGGAGAGCTGGATATAATCAGCCTGGACAAAGTGCATATAATATGATGAACAGCCCAGGTATATTGTCACGGATCCAGCATGAGCGATTGAAACTCTTTCAGTCGGATCTTTCAATAGTTGCCGTTCAGACCTTAAAGGAAGTAATGCAGGACAAACAAGCACCAGCTAGTGCCAGAGTGTCAGCCTGTCGGTCAGTTCTGGAGATTGCAGGAGATTTCAAAGCTGGAGCCAAAGATACAGACAAGAACCTGTCAGAGATGAGCCCCTCAGAGCTCGCAAGTATAATTGACAAGCTAGACCTGGAACGTGCCAGGGTTGCTAAAGATGTAACGCCCAGGGCAACAATAGTGCAACAGCCAGTCAAGCAAGCTGTAACTGCCTGAACTTATTGCGTTGACTGATGATTGCATATCATTCGGCCTGGCTTCCTGGCTGATCTAGCGTAAAAAGGAACAGAAACCCCTTACCGCCACCCGACCACCCCCCTGGCCCTCCTGCCGAGCTATGCTCAAGTGATTATGGCCTCCAGCACAAATTCGCTGCAAATTCAATCTTGCCATCTTAGTATCTAAATATATAGACACTTAAATACCCATATATCCGTATATTTTTATGTTGTCAGTAATCCGGTTAGTGCTCACACTAATAATTAGCCCAATCAACAAGGAGAATTATCTATGGCACAACCCAGAGCATACTCTCAAACCACCACCTTCAACGATTTCACAGTCACCAATCCTTCAGATCCACATTCCGGGTCTTCGATTGACACAGAACTTACGGAGTTAAAGCAGAATACGGATGACTTAAAC